TTACTTCCCGGAGCGTTTGCTAGTTTCCAAAAAGCTAATAAAGATGCTTATGCTTCTACTATGTCTTTATCTGAAGCTATGAAGAAAGGAACTGTATTTGCTAAAGATACAGTTGAAAAGTTTACTGAGTACATGGCTACTAAGTTTGCAGCTTCTTTTGCAGTAGCTAGTGATGGTTTAAATGCTAATATAGGCAGAATGAAGAATAGTTTTACCGAACTTGGTGAAGCAGTTTACGGTCTTTCTGGTGGACCTATGATTGCATTTACTAAAGGTATGACTTCTATGGCAGACTATATGACTGCCGCAGTTAAAGGTGAGAATGATTTCCTCACAGTAACTAAAAGTCTTGCTGAAGTTTTAAGTGGAGTTTTAGTAGCTACTTTAATAGGACCTTTACAATCAGCTATAGTTGCTGTTATGGTTAAAATAGAAGCTCTTATAGGCACTATGGCTCTTGCTAGAGCAAGTACTCTTGCCCTAGGAAATGCTCTTCTAGCTTTAAGTGGTCCTGCGGTAGTAGCTGGTTTAGTGGCTGTAATTGCTCATATCAGAGATATTGGTATGGCACAAGCTTCTGTTTATCAGCAAGCTACGGAAAGGTTTAGAGAGTTTGAAAGAGAGAAAACTAAAGCTGATTTAGGCAAGAAACTAGAAATTAGAGTAGAAGCTTCTGATTCAGTTACTAAAGCTAGGAAAGATTTAAAAGACTTGCAAACTGAACTAACTAAAGTTGAGGAACTTTCTAAGAAAGGAGCTACTAGAACTTTTACAGGAAGAGAAGGTGAAGGTATTACAGGTTCATCTATCCCTTCAGCTCTTGCTCAACTTAATGTTGATATTGCTAAACAAAGAGAGCTTATTGATGGGGCGATAATAACTGAAACTACTAAGATTAAGAAAGCTCAAAACGATGCTCAAAATGAGATAGTTATGGGAGGTTCTAACTTAACTGAAAAAGCTCATGCTCTTCGAGTAGCTGCTTTAAAAGCGGAAGGTAAAGACGTAGAAGCCGCAGCAGAACAGTTTAAAAATACTTATGCAGATACAGTTATACAGGCTCAGAAAGCTATAGAAGAAGGTAAAAAGATTCTTATAACTTTAACTGATACTAAGCAAACCCCAGAACCAGATAAAGATAGAATTGATGAAATTAAAGCTGCTATTGCAAAAAACGAACAGATAATTTCAGATGCTAAAATAGCTGCTAAAGGAGCTGAAGAATCTGCTCAAACTAAATTAGACAAGAAAGCTACAGCTGTTGCTAAAACTGTAGCTGCCGAGCGTCTTCGTGATATTAAAGAAGCTATGGGGCAAGAAGCTGACTTAGCTAAAACAGCGGCAATAAAAGCTAAAGCTACTATAGATGAACTTGAAACTAAAAGAAGTGGAAACTTAATCTCTTTTGAAGGTTATCTAGCTAAGAAACAAGCAGCTCTGACTAAAGACTATGAAGCTGAAAGAGCTTACTACGAACAGCAGAAGTCTTTAGCTGAACAATCTGGAAAAGTTGGTCTTGTAACTCAAGCTGAAGAAAAGTTAAAACAATTGGAGATTGACTTTAAGGCTAAATCTTCGCAAACTAAAGATGTAGCTGCAACTGCTACTAAAGATTATGAAACTAATCTAGCTAGTATCCATGAACGGTACCAAGATATTCTTGGGATTGAGAGAGATTCTAACGAATTAACTTCTATTAAAATTGAATCTTTAAGACAGCAAATCTTATTAGAGATTGAAGAAAAAGGAGTTCTATCTGAAATTTCAACTGAAAGATTAAAAGAATTAGATACTCTGAAAGAAGCTTTAAATCTTAAATCTAAGTTTAGAATCTACGAGAAAGAAACAGCTACTGCAGAAAAGATTCATACTGACGCTATAAGTAGGATTAATCAGCTTGAGCAAGTAGGACAGATAAGCAGTTTAAGTGCTACTATGGCTAGAACTAAAGCTAATGAAAGACTTTTAGAGATTAGACAGAAAGATGTTGACTTAGCTAGACAAGCTTTAGATGAAGCTAAACCAGAAGCTAGACCAGCTAGTCAAGCTACTTATGATGTAGCAGTTCAAAAACTTGAAAGTCTAAAACTTGTAGCTAATGAAACTGGGGCTATGATTGAGCAATCTTTAGGTAATGCTTTTGAAGGAGCTTTCGCTGGACTAATTACTAAGTCAATGACTGCTAGACAAGCTTTTGCAAGTTTTACTAATAGTATTCTTTCTAACATAGCTAAGATTATTGCTCAAGAAATGAGAAGTCAGTTACTTAGAGCTATTATACGACCTTTAGCTGGAGCTGCTTTATCTGGTCTTGGAAGTTTAGGACAAAGTGCAGGATTATTCCAAGCTACTAATATAAGTTCTGATGATACCTTTAGAGGTCCTATGAAACCTACTTTTAGCAGTGTTAATGCTAAAGGTGGAGTTTACTCTGGAGCTGGTATCTCAGCACACTCTGGAACTATAGTTAGTTCTCCTACAGTCTTTCCTTTTGCAAAAGGTGTTGGTTTGATGGGCGAAGCTGGTCCAGAAGCTATTCTACCTTTGAAACGAAATGCACAGGGTAAATTAGGGATTGCGGCTGAAAATGCTGGACATTCTAATAATAACCTGTATAATATCACAGTAAATGTAGAAGCTAAACAAGGTGAATCCGCTTCTCAATTTGGAGATAGAGCTGCTCAAGCTATTATACGTTCAATAGCTAAAGAGGAAATCTCTAATGCTAGAAGACCTGGAAATACCTTAAACAAATCGAGATTCGCCTAATGACAACTACTGCACTTCCTTTAGGAAACAAGATAAATATTGATAGTACTAAATCTGTTTCTTTTACAGAAATGTCTTCTCAGTTTGGGGATGGGTACGAACAAGTAGCTCCTAAAGGTATAAACAATATAAGAGAAGCTTGGAATATAACTTGGGGAGCTTTAACTGAAACTGAAAAGAATACAGTTATTGGGGTTATCGAGTCGGTAGGTTCTTGGGGTATTTTAACTTGGACTCCTTGTGGAGAAACAGTTCAGAAAAAGTACAGACTCGGTAAAGATGGCTATACCTTAAAACGTGAAGGTTCTAATGCTATCTTTTCAGTAAGTTGCTCACTTCGTCAAGTCTTTGATATAACTTAGGAGGTAAAGTGGATATAGATGACTTAACCCAGCGGTCTACCTTACCAGCCTATGTTGAACTTTTTGATATTGACTGTTCAGCTATTACTGGAATTGGGACTATTTATAGATTAACTCCAAATGTAGGGTCTAATAACTCTAATATTATGTTTGGAGGGGATGCTTATACTCCTTTTCCAATCCAAATAACAAGTTATGCTCAAGATTCAGACTCTGCGCCAGCTAGACCTACTCTTAGTATATCTAACGTAAGTAAGTTATTCGGTATGTTATCTTTTACTTTTCAAGATATTATAGGAGCTAGAGTTGTTTACTATAGAACTTTTGCAAACTATCTTGGACAATCTACTAAAGTTTCTGCAGCTCCTTTAAAGTTTACTATAGCTAGAAAAACTGCCCATAGCATGGGAATGCTTAGTTTTGAACTTCGCTCTCCTTTAGACTCTGAAAGAGCTGTACTTCCTAAACGTCAGATGCTTAAAAAAGACTTTCCAGGACTAGGTATTAATAAGGTAATGTAATGTACGATATAGATGAACTGAATAGAGGGATTCTAAATAACTACCCTAATGAAAGTTGTGGGTTTATTCTTCAAGATAATACTATTATCTTCTGCATGAATATATCAGAAACTCCAGAAAAAGCTTTTAAGATAAATCCAGTAGATTATGTTAAGTTTTCTGGACAACTTAAATATATCTTTCATAGCCATTGTATAAATCCTAGAACAAGTAGAAACTTAGACCCTAGAACTCCTTCAGTTGCTGACATGAAAGGTCAAGAGGTATCTGGAATTCCTTGGTTAATCTTTGCTACCGAAGGTTGGGTAGTTTCAGACCCTATAGAGCTTCCAAGAACTTCTTCAAGCGAGTATCTGGAAAGACCTTTTATTTGGTTTATTAATGACTGCTATACCCTTGTTCAAGATTATTATAAATTCGAATTAGGTATTGAGTTAAAACCTTATATCCTGCACGACTACACAGCAATTCGGAAGTCAGATAAAGTTTTTGATGAATTTATAGAAGATTATGGCTTTATGGAACTTCAAAACCTAGATGACCTGCAGAATGGAGACCTTTTCATACTAGATAATTCTGGATTTAGAGAAAACCACTTAGGAATCTACCATGAAGGTTGCCTTATTCATCAAGGACTTTTATCTTGCAAAGAACCGCTGGAAAACTATATGTCTCAGATTAAAAAGAGGTTAAAATATGTTGGTTAGAATCTATAGAACTTTAAATGAATGTATTAACTTTGAGACTGACCTTACAGATACTAGAGAGATTTTTAACTCTATAAAATATACTTATGGTGAAGATATTATAGATAGTCTGCTATACGCTAAACACGTTTTTGTAGGAACTATTGGTGAAAGAGTAGATGCTTTAACTCCTTCTACTTTATTTTCAGATTTAACTCTCTATGAAGAATTGTATATAATTCCTAAAGTTGAAGGGGCAGAACCTATTACAGCAACTATGGTTATGTCAGCTTCTATATCAGCTACTTCTGCTGTAGGCGTAACTGGTGGTACTATTCTAATGTCAGCTGGTGTAGCTTCTGCCATTGCAGCTGTAGCTAATTTAGCTATAGGTATTGGTATATCCATGTGCGTATCAGCTTTAATGTCTCCTACAAATACTTTTGGAAGTGATGCTGCTAGGTCTCAAAAATCAAGTACTATGTTTAATTCAGCTGTTACAATTACTGAACAAGGTGGTTCAGTCCCACTAACTTATGGAAATCCTTTCTGCGGTGGTGTTTTAATTTCTTCTGGTCTTACTTCAACGGATAAATAATAATGAGTACAGAACTTATCGTAGCTGGTGAAATGGGTAAAGGTGGTAGTGGCCCTGTTGAGAGCGTAGATACCTTAATTAGCCGTCAAACTGTTAAAACTTTATTTGTAGTAGGCGAAGGTGTTATTAGTGAAATTGAAGAAGTCTATTTAGATACTGTAAGTATTGATAGATTTGACGCAGATTTGCTTACTAGAACTGGAACTGCTGGACAAGAAGTTATCGAAGGTTTTACAGATACAGAAGCTCCTCTTCCTGGATTTGTAGGTAAAGTAATAGATAAAGGTGATGAAAATATACCTAATGTAGATATATCTCCCCTTGTAACTACAAATATTACTAATTTTGTAGTTAATAAGTTCTACAGAATTACTAGCCTAGGTAATGCTACATCTGCACAATGGATGGCTGTTGGTGCAGGTACAAAATATGTACCAGCTGCCATTGGTATGGTTTTTAAAGCTAAAAAAGCTGGAGTTGGTGTTACTGGTGCAGGTGTTGAGAAAGTTAGTTTCCAGCAAAATACTTATGAAACAGCTATTCCTTACGATGCTAATAGAGCTAGACTTACTTTCACTATTCCTGTTATGCTTCATGTAGATGGGGATGGTAATACTGGCGGAAGTGCAGTAGAACTTGATATTTATACAAGACCAAATAGCACAGCTAATTGGAATCTGGTAGCTAACTTTACTAAAAAAGGTAAAACTACTCACGGCTATACTTTTGACAAAGAAGTAACTCGCCCGTCTAATGTAAATCCTAATAATAGAATACCTTGGGAAATTAAAGTTCTTCGGGTTACTGATGACTCAGCTACAAATGATAGTAAAACCCAGAATAAAGTAAGTTGGTCAGCTGTTACTCAAATTTATGATACTACTAATACTTATCGAAATTCTGCCTTAGCTGGGATTACCCTACGAGATGCAAGTCAGTTTGGTAACAAAGTTCCAGAAATTATGTTTAAAGTTAAAGGTAAACTTGTTTTAATACCTTCTAATTATAATGCAGCAACTAGAGTTTATACTGGAAACTGGACTTCAGGCAGTTGGTACTCAGTTCTAGGAGTACTTACTAAAGTTTACACTAATAATCCAGCTTGGATTATCTATGATGTTCTTACAGATACAAGAGCAGGTCTAGGGTTAGCTCAAGCAGACATAGATATTTATTCTATCTATCTCTTAGGCAAGTATGCGGATGAACTTATTCCTTATACTGAAGGTATTAATAATATACAAATCCCTAGATATACTTTGGATTATTCTTTTCAAACTAGACAACCAGTTAGAGATTTCCTTAGCCAAATTCTAAGTATCTGTAATGCTAACTTGATTACTAATGAACTTGGGCAGGTAGCTATTGTCTTCCAGTATCCTGGACAAGTAGTTAGAAGAAATATAACTAATGCTAATGTAGTTGATGGTATTTTTACTTACCAAAGTTCAAATATTGAGCAAAGAACTACTTTAGTTAATGTAACTTATAACAATGGTAAGAACTTTGGGCGGACAGATACTGCTACAGTATTTGAGCAAGACCTTATAGATAGGTATGGGTTACAACCTATAGATGTAGTACTGCCTGGTTGTTATTATGAAGCTCAAGCTATTAGAAAAGCTCGTTGGACTTTATACTCTAACTGTCACTTTACTAATTTTGTAACTTTTAACGTATTTCTGGACGGTTTAAACTATAAGATTGGGGATTTAGTTAGAGTTTATGATAACTATAACCAAAATACTCAACAAGCAGGAACTATTGTTTCTTACTCTAATGCCAGCGGCACAACTACTGTTATCTTTGACCGTACATTAACCTTAAATAATGGCTCTTATACTTTCTATTGCTATGATACTTCTGGGACTGAAGTAACAAAGACTATATCAGTTGCTGGTTCTATAGCTACTGCAACTACAGTTGCAATTCCAGCTGGAACTACTAATCACCCAGATTATGACTACCAAGGTTATGTAACTAAATACGGGATTCCTGCTACTGGAGTTCATCTAACTGATGAATTTAAACTACCTTCGCATATTACATTTAGTACTAATTCAATTTATAGTTCTACTAACTTTTTAGGCGGAACTTGGACTGGAAGTGGGACTACTTGGCACTTTTACCCTTCAATCTATAACTTAACCCAGTATAATGCTGCTGAGTACATAGACTACTTTACTCATGTAGAGTATATAGGGACTTATCTACATTTAAATGGGCAAACTTACCAAGGGACAGTTGCTTTAAACGGAACTCCTTCTGCAACTACAGTTTATATTGCTAAACAATTTCCAGGAGCTATTGACCAAAGAACAGTAAATGCTTCTACTTTAGATAGGATTACTTTAAACTCAGTAGTTACTTTAAACTTAGGTGGGATATTTATTCTATCTGGGGCAGCTGCTGGTAAAGTTTATAGAATTACTAATATAACTAAAAGCGAGGAAAGTCAATATGCCGTTACAGGGTTAGAGTTTAATGATTCTATCTTTGATTATATAGATTCGGGCATAGATATAACTCCTTTAACGGGGGACTTTGTAGATGTAGACCAATTCTATACTACAGATGTTGAATCTATTTCTTGGTCAGATAGTTCAGCTACTAATGGTAGTTATTCTAATAGTACTTTACATATAAGTTGGATTTGGGACTCAGCTAAGACTCAAAAGTATAGAGCTAATTTTAAACTAAACTACTATGGTCCTAGTGCTAATACAGTTATGGTAGACCAGATTACTACTGATAACTATGATATCCCTAACCCAGTCCCAGGAAGATATATAGTCACTTTATGGGCGATTAATCCTTTTACTGGAATTAGTTCTAAACCTAAAATTCAAGTTGTAGACTTTAAAATAGATTCTACAGTAGTTTCTACTTTGCAAGCTCCTATTAATGTTAGAATTACTGGAACTACGGCTGTAAGCCCTCAACCAGCTAGTCTTAGTTTTACAACCCCAGATTTAAATATAAGTTTTGATTATAACCCAGACAACCAAGCTGTTGATGATGCTTTAGGAGACTATCTTCTTGAAGTATGGGAAATTGCTATAAATCCTAATACTCAAGCAGTTACTTACACTACTCTTAAAAACTCATACCCTATAGCAGCAGAAGCAGGCTCTCTTATAGTTGACCCTACAAGCCCAGATACTAGCTTTACACCTTTAAATGGTAGTTTTCAATTTTCTTTAAGCGAGAACTTACATACGTTTGGNGGAAGTCCTTCAAGAACTTTAGGAATTAAAATNTATAGTAGAGATTTGTTTGGGCATATTTCAGCTAACCCAGCTACTGTAGTTTTTTCTAACCCAGTTCCAGTTAAAATTACTACTACAGACTATAGCGTAGTTTCTGGAGTATCTTCTGTATTTGTCAATATCAAAGCAAGTACTGAGGTTGATGTTAAAGGTTATTTAGTTTGGAGAAGTACCTCCCCACTATTTATTAAAAACTCAAGTACTTTAGTATATGACGGACCTAATAACTATGTAACTTTACCAGTACCTACTGCAACTAAGTATTGGTACTCGGTAGCTGCTTATGATAACTTTAGTAAGACAGAGTACTCTCCTTCTGACGAGCAAGATTCAACTCCTGCAAGTGCTGATGCAACTACTTGGACTAAAACTGGACTTCAGTTTACAGTTGACTCTGTAGTTGCTAATAAACTTAACTGGACTGCTGGAACTGTCATTAGAAATGGCTCAAATACTTATACAATTACAGCAGGAACTACAACTTGGACTTCTGGTTTTGTCTATGTTTATTTTAACCCAGCTGTATCTTTAACTGCTCTACAAGTAACTACTACTTTACTTATTGCCGTAGGAGTTGGATGCTACCCTATTGCAACTTATACTGGAGGTTCAGCTAGTAATATTAAAGGTGGGGATGGTAATGCTTTCATCTCTGGCTCTCAGATTATAGCTGGAACTGTAGGTGCTTCCGAGATTAAAGCTGGTTCTATTGTTGCAAGTCTTTTAGATACTACAAATGCAGTTATTACTGGAACAGCTCAGATAACTGATGGTATTATTACTAACGCCAAAATCGGAAACTCTATTATGAGCTTGGACTACAATCCAACTACTTATAAAGGTTGGATTATAGATAAAGCTGGCAATATTAATACTTATGGCTCTTTAGGACTCTACGATACTAATGGCAATGTAGTATTTGCAGGTGGTAACTTTAATTGGAATAATGCTAAAGGCACTGGAGTTCCTCAAGTAGGGGCTACTAGAAACGTATTTACAGGACCTTGGTTAACTAATACTACTTATGTAATTGGTGATATAGTTACTGATGGTTTAGGTTATGGTTGGTCTTGTGTTACAGCTCATACATCTTCTGCTTCAGTTAAAACTCCAGTATATCCTATAACCTCTAATTCTTACTGGGCAATTTATACTGTTAAAGGCGATTCAGCATCTTCTACAACTATAGTTTCTATCTATAGAAGAGTAGCTGGGACTAATCCTTCATTGCCATTGCCTTCTGGAACTGTAACTTATAATTTTAGTTCTGGAACTCTTACTGGGTTAGATAATGGTTGGTCTAAAGATGTTCCAGCTGGAGTAGACCCTCTATATATCTCAGCTGCTACCGCTGTAGGAACGGGTAGTGCTACTATAGGTGGATGGGCAACTCCAGTTCTTTTTGTAAGTAACGGTATTGATGGGACTCCTGGCACTAATACTGCTACAGTTACCTTATACCAAACTACAGCTACTTCTTCACCTCCAACACGCCCTCTTATACCACTTACTTATAAATTTTCAGATGCTACAATAGCTGAAACCTTGCCTAATAACTGGCAAAGAAGTTTACCTACTACAGGTGCTTATCGGTGGATAACTACAGCTACTGCTCTAGGAACTACAGCTACAGATACTATTTTAGCTAGTGAATGGGCACCTGTAAGTTTACTTGCTCAAGATGGTGTTAATGGTCTTAGAACAGCTATCATGGAGATGTACCAATGGGCAACTTCAGCTCCTACTACGTTTCCTTCTGGGGTATCTACTTTTACATGGGCAAACGGACAGTTTACAACGCCACCAACCCCTAATAATTGGTACACAACTCCTCAGACTCCAGTTAAAGGTCAAACTTTATATGTAGCTAGAACTATTTATACTGATTCTGGTACTTCTGAAAATAGTTTAATTTCTTGGGCAGCTACTACTGCTACTCCTAGAAGCATTGCAGGTATAGATGGTACTCCAGGAACTAGAACAGCTTACTTAGAAGTATATAAATGGTCTGCAGTTGCTCCGACTAGCTTTCCTCAAGGAACTTCTACATATACTTGGCTAAATGGAACTTTTACAGATGCTAATGTAAATACTAATGGCTGGTTGTTAGTTCCTGGAGCTTCTGTACAAGGGCAAACTCTTTGGGGAATTAGCCAAGCTTATAGTGATACAGGAACTTCTAGTACTAGTTCTGTTACTTGGTCAAGCATATCACCTTATGCTTTAGGATATGCTGGTATAGATGGAACTGCAGGTAAAACAGCTGCTAACTTTGGTATAGATAATGCTGCAGCTATATTTAATAAAAATGCTAGTAATGTTATAGCCCCTAGTGCGGGTATTACCTTAACAACTAGCTACCAAAATATAACTGGAACTCTCAGCTATCAATGGCAAAAGAATGGAGCTAATCTTGCGGGTGCTACTTCTAGTAGTTACACAGTTCCAACTTCTGACTATAGCTCTGTAACTTCAAATACCTATAAAGTTACTATAACTGGAACTATTAATGGGGTTGCAACTTCTTTATCAGATACTATAACTATCCCTATGCTCGTAGACGGTGGTTCTGGTCCTGTTGTTCTACTTTCTAACGAGAATATAACTTTTGGCGCGCCTAATGTATTGTATTCTGGCATAGATTTTAGTAATGGTACTTGCGATATTACAGCTTATATAGGCTCAACTCAATTAACTTATGCAGCTAGTGGGGCTAACACTTTTAGTTTAACTTATACAAGTACTTATGCTTCAGTAGGTGCTGGGTCTAATCCAGTCTCGCAGATATTAAGAATTCCTGCTCCAACTGCAATGTCAGCTGAAAGTGCTGCTGTTACTATAACAGTAACTGTTAGGGATAATGCTGGAAATGCTTTACCTTTAATTGTTAAAACTTTACGATACAATTTGAGTAGAGCTGGTGCTGTAGGAATGTCTTACTGGTTGTCTAATACAGACTATTTGAAACGGTCTACTAGTTTAGTCTACAGTCCATCTGCTATTACTTTAAATGGTTATAGTGCTGCAGGTTCTGGAACTCCAGCTGCTTACGCCTGTAGATTCAAAATCTACGAAGACGGTAGTGCTAGCGCAATTTATACTTCTTCTGTAGATGAAGCAACTAAAACATATACTCCAAGTACAACATCTGTAACTTATATAAAAGTTGAGATGTATTTGTCTGGCGGAACTACAACTTTAGTGGATTATTCTGTAATTCCAGTAGTTCAAGACGGCTCACAAGCTTTAACTCTTGTAGAACCTAATTCTGCCGTACTTTTATCTTCTGACTCAGCTGGGAATGTAAGCTCCTATGCAGGTTCGGGTACTACTATTAAAGTATTTGAAGGGTCAACTCCACTTCTATTTACAACTGGAGTTGTTACTAAAGGTTATTTTGGGGTTAGTGCTTCAGTTACTAGTGGTTCTATTGCTATTGGAGGTTTAAGTGGAGCTTACACGTCTACCTGTACAGTTGCAAATCATTCTAATCTAAGTACTGACTCAGCTAATATTACATATACAATAAATGTAGTAAAAGCTGATGGAAGTGCAGTTACTTTAACAGATATTCAGACTTTAACTAAAAGTAAAGCAGGGGTTAAAGGTGATTTAGCTCAGTTAGTTATAGTTAATGGTGAGCAAGCATTTAAATTTGCAGCTGATTCAACTACCCCAGTTAATACTTCTATAACTCTTTCGGCAGCTTTATCTGGAGGACTTACTACTTACAGTTGGGAATATTGGTACGCTAATATTGCTTGGCTTCCTTTACCTGCTCCAAATACTGGCTCAACTTATAGCTTAACCTATAATAATTCAGCTTTTGGTACTTCTAATAGTTTACGAGTACGTTGTTTATCTGGAACAGCTTATGATGAAATTACTATTGTAAAACTCTACGATGGAGCTAAAGGTAAAAATGCTATTACAGGTTACCTGACTAATGAAAGCGCAGCTTTACCTGCTGATTCTTCAGGTACAGTATCTACTTATGCTGGAGCTAGTGGTAGTTTTAAAGTATTTGATGGTACAACCGATGTTACAAATAGTTCTACATTTACAATCGCAACTGCTACCGTTGGTGGAGTTACTATAACTCTTAATAGTCCATCTGGTACTTATAGTGCTTCTGGGACTATGAATGTTGATGCAGCTTCATTTACTTTAAGTGCTGCCTATAATGGAGTTACAATTAATAAAGTTTTATCTCTGACTAGAGTTAAAGCTGGTGTAACTACAACTACAACTAATACTATTGTAGCTGATACAGTAACTATAACTGGTGGGCAAGCATTTAACTATGCCGCTGGAAATACTACAACTCCTACTGGAACTGGCATAATAACTTTAACTGCTTCTTTAACAGGAACATTAACAACTTATTCTTGGGAATACTGGACTGGTTCTGTTTGGGCGTCTTTAGGGGTTTATAGTTCTACTTATTTTTTAGTCTACAACAATAATACCGCATTTGTTGGAGATACTGCAAGAATTCGCTGTTTGTCTGGTACTAAGTACGATGAGATGACAATAGTTAAACTTTACAGTGGAAGTAATGGTAAAGATGCTGTAGTTGGGTATTTAACTAACGAAACAGCTACTTTCCCAGCGGATAGTACTGGTGTTATTAGCGATTATACGGTAGCAGCTGGTCAATTTAAAGTGTTTAGTGGTACTTTAGATATAACTTCTGGTTATTCTACCACTTATAGTGTAACTACAGCTACTGTTGGCGGGTTAACTCTTAGTATAAACTCATCTGGAGCTTATTCGGTTGCTGTAAGTACTCAATCTACTGTAAATACTACTAATTCTTTTACTTTTGAAGTCAAAGCAATTACTTCTTCTACTTATGGCAGTGTCACTGTAGTTAAAAGTATTAAATATGCTAAAAGTAAAACTGGAACTCCAGGGATAGGTACTAATGGCGCAGATGCTGTTATAGGTCAATTAAGTTCAGATTCTGTAATGTTGTCTTGTAATTCAGCGGGTAATCCAGTTGGCACATCTCCTTATGCTACTGTAACTATGACAGTAAATAAAGGAGGGGTAGATGATTCAGCTAATTGGACTTATTCTGCAAGTCTTAGTAATTTAACTTCTAGTTCTTTAACTACTTCAAGAACTCAAAACATTACTGCATTTGGCGGCGGTACTACTAACCAAACAGGTTATATAGATTTTACTGCTAGTAGAACTGGATACGCATCTATAGTTAAAAGATGTGTCTTTGCTAAGTCTATTCCAGGGATTGCTGGAGCTGGTACTAGTTACACAGGAGCTAGTGACCCAACTACTTCTAATCCAGCAGCTGCTATTAATGGTGATAGTTACTTTCAGACAACTACTCAGTTAATGTGGGTAAAGGTAAATGGAACTTGGCAGAAAGTAGTTCCTCAGATTACTAGCGGGAATGCTACACAATTTATAGCTACTGCAGCTATCGGGCAAGCTCAAATTGGCAGTGCAGCTATTGGAACTGCTCAGATTATTGATGCTAATATTAGTACTTTGAAGATTGAAGGAAATGCTGTTACTGTACCTTTATCTAACAATGTAGTTGGGCCTACAACTAATAATACTAGTTATTCTGGAACTACCTTTAGTCCTGCTATGTGTTCTTTAACTTTTACTAATCCTTCTATCACAGAACCTATAAAGATTTTAGTATCTTTTGGGTTTAGTTATTTCTTCCGAGGAGCTTTAACTGCTGGAGGTTCTTTTAAAGGCTGTCTTATGAATGGAACTACTACAGTCTATTCTGCTTCGTGGGGAGGTAGTATGTTTATTAGCACTGGCTTGATGAGTATTGCGGAAGGAGCAGGTTCTAGTTCAGTTATACTTACCGTAGCTGCAGGAGCTTCTATAACTTTAAATGTTAAGCATCAAAAAACAGGCGCAAGTTTATTTACTTACTCTAATGCGTTTATTTCTATAGTTGGTTGTCGGAGATAATTATGTTTTATATATACAATACTATAACAGGACAGATAAGAAGTATTTTTACAGGTCCTGTAGATTTCTTAGAAAGTCAATTACAGGCTAATGAGGATTATTTAGAGTCTGTAGAGAACGCTACCGATGCTACACACTATGTAGATGTAAGTAGTAAAACTTTACTAGAGTTCCCAGTTAAAATTAACAAATACCAAGAATTTAACTGGGAGTCTAAAGAATGGGAAACTCCTGCAGGTACTTTAGAGTTAGCTAAAATAGATGGAAAAACTGAGGTAAATACCCTAGCAGGTATAACTATCTTGGAAAAATACCCAACTTATCGTCAAACAAACTACAACAGAGAACCAACAGCTCCAGCTACTATAGAAATGAATCTCTGGATAGATGCTATACGAGCTGAAAGTAACATAGCTACTTCATCTATAGATTTAGCTACTGATTTAGCAACTATAGAGGGTATTGTAGATGGATTTAAAGCTTATTTAGCTGGTTTATAAGGTTTATGCGTCAAGTTTCTGGCTAATGTCGGATTCTTGGCGCAAAATTCCCTTAAATATGTCTTGAAATTGTAACAAAACAAGAGTA